TAACCTTCGTTGCCACCAGAACTGGTGTTGCATTTGAAGAAGTAATTGGTTCCGTTTAATTAACAGAGGTTTAATCAACTATGGCTAGTAGAAATCAGGTCAATCCACCACCACTAAGGACGATTTCCGACTTCAAGAGTAAGTTGACAGGTGGCGGTACCCGTGCTAATCTGTTTGAAGTTGTCCTCACATTCCCAGATGCTGCTCAACCAGCACAGGATGTTCTTGATAAATCAAGATTTTTAGTTAAAGGGGCACGACTTCCAGCATCAAACATTGCACAAATTGAAGTTCCTTTCAGAGGAAGGGTTCTTAAAATTGCAGGTGACAGAACATTTGATTCTTGGACAGTTACAGTTATCAACGATACAGACTTCTCAATCAGGTCTGCATTCGAGAACTGGATGAATACAATCAACAAGTTAAATGATAACACTGGATTAGTTAATCCTGCTGATTATCAAGCAGATGCATTTGTATTCCAACTTGATCGTGATGGACAAACACTTAGAAAGTATCGTTTCTATGATACCTTCCCAACACAGGTTGGTCCAATCGAACTTTCATATGATGCTCAAGGAATTCAAGAATTCACTGTTGAACTTCAGGTTCAGTACATTGAAATTCTGAAGGGAGATAGTCCTGTTGCACAGGGTGAAAACATCAGCTAAATATAACATAATACAAAGTTCATAATATAATGGCAAAACTTTTTGGTTTTTCAATTGAGGAAACACAAGATAATTCCGCTAATATTGTTAGCCCTGTCCCCAAAAATAATGAGGACGGGGTTGATAATTATATAGCGAGTGGATTTTATGGTCAATACGTAGATATTGAGGGTGCATATCGTTCTGAACACGAATTAATTAAGAGATATAGAGAAATGGCTCTGCATCCAGAAGCAGATGGTGCCATTGAAGATGTCGTTAATGAAGCGATTGTTAGTGATCTATATGATTCTCCAGTTGAAGTCGAATTATCAACCCTAAATGCTAGTGAAAGTATAAAGAAAAAAATTAGAGAAGAGTTCAGATATATTAAAGAATTAATGGACTTTGATAAAAAGTCTCACGAAATTTTTAGAAATTGGTACATAGATGGTCGTTTATATTATCTAAAAGTAATCGATACAAAAAATCCACAGGAAGGACTTAAGGATTTAAGATATATTGATCCGATGAAGTTAAAATTTGTTAGACAGGAAAAAAAGAAAAACGGGCAGAATGATCCATTTGTAAGAGTTAATAGTAAAGATGATAGTATTCCAAATCCTGAGTTTGAAGAATATTATATCTACACAATGAAACCTAATTATCCAACAGGGATGATAGCACAGGCTGGTAAAGGATCAACTAAAATTGCAAAAGATTCAATCACTATGTGTACATCTGGTTTAGTTGATCGAAATAAAAATCGTGTACTTTCATATCTCCATAAAGCAATCAAAGCACTCAATCAATTAAGAATGATTGAAGATAGTTTGGTTATCTATCGTTTATCAAGAGCACCAGAAAGAAGAATATTCTATATTGACGTTGGTAATCTTCCAAAGGTAAAAGCAGAACAATACCTTAAAGAAGTGATGTCTCGTTATAGAAATAAACTTGTTTATGATGCTAATACTGGTGAGGTAAGAGATGATCGTAAGTTCATGTCGATGATGGAAGATTTCTGGCTACCAAGAAGAGAAGGTGGAAGAGGAACTGAGATCACAACTTTACCTGGTGGACAAAATTTAGGTGAACTAACAGATATTGAATATTTCCAGAAAAAATTATATCGTGCATTAGGTGTTCCAGAATCAAGAATCGCAAGTGATGGTGGATTTAACTTAGGTCGTTCATCAGAAATACTAAGAGATGAATTAAAATTTGCAAAGTTTGTTGGACGTTTGAGAAAGAGATTTGCTCAGATGTTTAATGATATGCTCAAGACTCAGTTAATTCTTAAGAATGTAATCACACCCGAAGATTGGGAAACTATCAGAGAACATATTCAATATGATTTCTTATATGATAATCAATTTGCAGAGCTCAAAGAAACTGAAATGATACAAGGTCGTTTAGGTAATCTTGCACAGATTGAACCTTATATTGGTAAGTATTATTCTACAGAATTTGTAAGAAAGAGAGTATTACGTCAAACAGATCAGGAAATTGAAGAGATTGATATGCAGATTGAGGATGAAATACAGAAAGGTATACTTCCAAATCCAGCAGAAGTTGATCCAATCACAGGAGAACCAATACCATCAAATACCACACAAGAGGGCGAGGTTTTAGGAGATCAACCAGTTGACGAAGATGAGGATGAAGCTGCTGCTCCAATCGTTGATGCTCAGTATCAAAAAGATACTAAAATAGCCGAGATATAAATAAAAGATATTGCTATAATTTAATCTTATGGAAGAATTAGTGGATTTGATTGCGACAGACGCTAGTGCTAGTGATGTATCTGATAAAATAAAGGATGCATTAATGGCAAAAGCAGCTGCTCGTATTGACGCTTTTAAACCTCATGTTGCTTCAACTGTCTTTGACGGAGAAGTTCCAGAGGAAGAAGAGATCGTTGATGAACTAGAAGATGAAGAATCAACTGAAGAGGACGAATAATGAAACTTATCACAGAAGAAGTCTCACAAGTAAAATTTATTACTGAACAGATAAAGGGAAAAAAACGTCTCTGTATCGAAGGTGTATTTCTTCAAGGTGGAATCAAAAATCGTAATGGAAGAATGTATCCTGTAGATATTCTTGAAAAAGAATGTAACAGATATAATAAGACTTTCATTTCTCAAGGTAGAGCACTTGGAGAACTTGGTCATCCAGAAGGTCCTACAGTTAACTTAGATCGTGTATCTCATAAAATTACCTCGCTCGTAAGAGAGGGAAATAATTTTAGAGGTAAAGCACAATTACTTTCAACTCCAATGGGTAAGATTGCATCATCTTTAATAGGTGAAGGAGTTAAACTTGGAGTATCTTCTCGTGGTGTTGGATCACTAAGAGAAAGTTCAAATGGTTGTAAAATGGTTGGTGAAGACTTCCAATTAGCAACCGCTGCTGACATAGTAGCAGACCCTTCAGCTCCAGACGCTTTCGTAAATGGAATTATGGAAGGAAAAGAGTGGGTTTGGGAAGGTGGAACCCTTCGTGAAGAACTCGCAGAAAGAACTGAGAAGCGTATTAATACACTTGTCACTCAAAAAAGATTAGAGGAAAAGAAACTAAGTCTGTTCCAAGATTTTCTAAATAACCTCTAAATGTAAAAGATCTATAAATAAGTATAGATTCTTACGAATTTTAATAAATCCACGGTAACTTTTTACACTAAATGGAAAACATCGAAGAAAATGTAGTCACCAAAGGTGCTAAACCTGCAGATCCAATGCCATCATCAGGCATTCCAGTAGAAGATCTAGGTGGACCTACACCAGAAAACTATAAACCTGATGACGATTCAGCAAAGCTGAAAGATCCTGCACTTACACTTGCACAAGTGAAAGATGTTGTTAATGCCAAAGCTATGAAAGCAGAAGAGGCAGAAACAGAGGAAGAAGTTATCGAGGAAGAAGAAGCAACTACAGATGAAGTAGTCGCAGAAGAAGAAACAGCATCTGAAGAGGAATCTACAGAAGTTGTTGCTGAAGAAGAAACTTCTGAGGAAGAAGTGGTCGCTGAAGAAGAAGAAAAATACGATGTCGAAGCAGATGTCGCTGCACTTCTACAAGGTGAAGAACTTTCCGAAGAGTTCCAAAGCAAAGCAAAGACAATTTTTGAAACTGCAATCAAAACTAAAGTTGCAGAAATCAAAGAAGAATTACAAGAGTCTTATGCTACTGCTCTCGTTGAAGAGTTAGACAAAATCAAGGAAGGATTAACTGAAAGAGTTGATGCATACCTAGAGTATGTTGCTGACGAGTGGATGCAGGAAAATGCACTACAAGTTGAAGCAGGACTCAAAACAGAAATGACTGAATCCTTCCTAGAAGGTATGAAGTCACTTTTTGAAGAACATTATGTAACTATCCCTGAAGAAAAATACGATGTACTCAATAGCATGGTAGATAAACTTGATGAAATGGAATCAAAACTCAATGAGCAAATAGATCGTAATGTTGCTCTAAATCGTAGATTGGCAGAATCCAATGCAGACGGTGTTTTCACTGCTGTAGCTGAAGGTCTTGCAGACACTCAGAAGGAAAAACTCGCTACTCTTGCCGAAAATGTTGAGTTTGAAAGTGAGACAGACTATCGTGAGAAACTAGTTACTTTAAAGGAATCTTATTTCCCAAGTAAATCTAGTGCTCCAAAGAGCACCTCTGAGAACTTATCAGAAGAGGTTTCAACGGATGAAGTAATCTCAGAAGAGACTACTCCTAGAATGCAAGCCTATTTGGATGTTCTATCCAGAGCTGCGAAAAAGTGAATTTAACATTTATTCAAACAATAAACCGTAAGAGGTAAATTTCAAATGCAAATGTATAACACAGAACATTTGCAGGAAAAGTGGGGACCTATCCTCGACTATGATGGAGTTGATCCAATCAAAGACGCTCATAGAAGAGCTACAACCGCTATCCTGTTAGAAAACCAAGAAAAAGAATTAAGAGAGGAAGCATCTTTCCTTTCAGAACAGCCAACAGTTAACACCAATAGTGGTGCTTCAGCAGGTTTCTCTGCTGGTGCAACTGCTGCAGGTCCTGTTGCAGGTTTCGACCCAGTATTAATCAGTCTAATTCGTCGTTCAATGCCTAACTTGGTGGCATACGATCTAGCTGGTGTACAACCAATGAATGGTCCTACTGGACTTATCTTCGCAATGAGATCCAGATTCAACAACCAGTCTGGAACAGAAGCACTATTCAA